CCTCTCCTAATTTCACGGAGTTGCTCAAAGTCTTTCTGCTTAGTTCCTCCATCATACTCCCATGCATAACCTTCAGTGATCATTTGTTCGTTAAGCGACAAAACGCTGTCCCCGATATAAAGCCACCCAAGTAGGCGACCGTACTTCCCGACACCACCAACAAGTTCAGTCCTAATAGTAAGCTCGTCGTCACCAGCAATGGTGGTATCCAATTTCTCTTTGAGCCAGTTGGTTGCGTCGATTCCAAGTGCTTTCTCCTCTAAATTACGTGTACGTTTCTCAGGTGTGTCCACCCCAGCTATTCTAACACGTTCTTTCTTATAAAGATCAAACCCTAAGTCAATTGTAACATCTATAGTGTCACCATCGAGTACCTTATCAATCTTCGTTACTCTGAAGTTGTAGCAGGACTTCCTGCTCGGTGGTATCATCGCTCCCATTTGGCCAAAGTGTATCGTACATCATTATGTAGTAGATGCAAACTCCTACACCTACTAATAATATGGCGAGCATAATGTTAATTGACCAGACTATATCACTGGACATGGACAACACCCTTCATACCAGCACCAGCGTGAGGTTCACACTGAAACTCATACTCACCTGCATCGGTGAAGGTGACTGGGAACTGTTCTCCACTCATGAATGCTAAGTCTGGATGACTTAACTCTTCATGCTCTAAGAAGACTACGTTATGTGGTGGTAGGTCTCCATTAACAAAGGTGACTGTATCTCCTGCGGAGACCGTCACCTCGTTTGGTTCAAAGACTAAGTTACCTCCTGAACCCATCTGAATCTCAGCAGCGTATGCTTGTGCTGCTAATGTCATTGATAGGAATAGTGATGTAATCATCACTGTTAATCTACTCATCCACCACATAATTTCATGCTTATGTTTAGTTAATGTAGTCATTATATCACTCCTTCATACAAGAGTCAATAAAATGAGGATGCCCCTCTAATTCAGGAACATCCTCTTTGGATTGCTGTATTGCTTCGTATGCATCTGCTGCATACTCACAAATTTCGTGTCTAATTTTTAGGCTATCGTGATAACCGATGGTATAGTGGGACATGATCTTTCAACTCCACGTTACATACGATATTTATAGCACAGACTGGGTATTTCTGCCTAGAAATGTGTGGACTTGACTACACAGTCAGGATACTGATACAACTGCTGTTACCTCTGGAAAAACTTCTTGTATCTTTCTCTCAATCCCCATCGTTAATGTCTGAGCACTCATAGCACATCCTGCACAAGCACCTAGCATTCTTACCATTACTATAGGACCATCTTTAAGATAATCGATAGCAACAAATTCCAAATACCCTCCATCTGCTTCAATGTAAGGACGTAATTCATCTAATGTATCGTTAACATTCTTATCATTTAGGTCCATGTCCACCCTCTTCTAGGTCTTCCATCTTGAAACTAACCATCTTCTCCCATGGAGAATAATTGTCAAATAATACTGCTACCTTATCATTGGTTAGTCGTTGAACAAATCCAACATACCCTCTATAAATGGAGTGAGGATTAATAACTGTAACTGTAGTTCCTGGTAGAATCATTTACTTTCTTCAATTGCCTCCTTGATTACAGTCTTCAACTGTCTTAACTTCTTCTTACCTAGACCAGCACGTGTGTCTATCTTTACCTTCAACCAATACACAAAGGCAAGCACCAGTATGAACTGAATACCTTCACCCCATGAGAGATTCCATGCTTCATTCAGATCAAGAGTTGCTGCTGCTAATAAGTTAATCATAATAGTATTGCTCCAATAACAAATCCCTTAGCAAATGAGATGACAACTACTTGATAGTCTGTCCATCCAAATTTGTCTTGGCATTTTTTAATGACTGCCTTGTCCCACTCAACAACCTTGTCGAATGCACACTTAATCTTTTCCATTTAATTTGTCCAGAAATTGTCTGCGTTGTTCCCAAGTGGTGCCACTAGTAGAACCCCTACATGGATTTATACATCTTTCATCGTCCACATCATTACATAGTAGTCCTGCAAGATCATGTGGACATCCTGGTTTACCTGTTGCCCAATAAAGTTGACCAGCCAACCACCTAGCATCACAAGCTGGACACTGCTTAATTAAATTCTCTTCTGGGATATCCAAATACATTGACCGTCTCCTTTGTCCTCTGAGTATACTAGCATATTATCTTCATGTCTAGTATAAGTTCTCAACGTTATATTACCTGCAACAATTAACCTATGACCTGTTGGTTGATCAACACCATGTACTCTCCATGGTGGCCATGCCATTATATCTCCACTCTTCTGTTCACCTGGATATATCTTATTGTCATCATCATCTATAAAGTAAAGGCATTTCTCTGGTGATGCATCTATTATATGTGTAAAGGATATAATCTCAGCACCAGTGAAGTGTGCATGAAGTGGATGTGAATCAGTGTCACTACCATACTTCTGCATCCATATATTAAAATCAAATGTAGATCTCTTATACATCCCAAGATCCTCCATCATATTCTGCATCACCTTCCCATAGAAAGGAAGTAATAGATCACTAAAATCTGTGGGAGAATGATATGAACTATAGAATCTCTTCTCATCAGTGTGATCTAGTTCAATCCTACTGAGCATCTCATCATGGAGATGCTTAGGGATCTCTCTATTATCATTCCAAATAAACATAAAAACCTACACGAGAAAAAATCCCCCGAATTTTTTTTCCGACTTTTCTGGGACCAGAAAGTGAAATCACCTCAGGATACAACCCTTCCTATTATTTGAGAGGGGTAGTCTATCAATACCATAGCATCATCAGCCACCTCTTGAGGTACAACAACACAATATCCAATGCCCATATTAAATACTCTCTTCATTTCCTCCTCTGGTATCTCACCAGCAAGCATAATCTTACTGAAGATAGGTGGTAGTGGGTATGAGTTCCAATCAATATGTGCTTTCAATCCTTCAGGTAGACACCTTGATACATTCTCAACCAGTCCACCACCTGTGATGTGTGCCATACCTAAGACAGGTATCTCATCTAGCAAACGCTTAACAGTAGCTGCATAGATCCTAGTAGGTTCAAGCAACTCAGGTGTTTCCTTATAGTATATCTTATGTCTCCATAACATATCATTGATCAAACTATATCCATTACTATGCAATCCACTACTTGATATACCTATGATAGCATCACCTTCCTTGATAATACTACCATCAACTAGATCAAACTCTTCTACTATACCTGTACAGAATCCTGCAATGTCATACCCATTAGAGAAGCGACCGTGTTCAGCAGTCTCTCCACCTAAGAGTTCACAATCTGCCATCCAACATCCTTTAATGATACCATCTACTATCTGTGCTGCTTTGTCATCTAACTTCTTAGTAGAAATATAATCCAAGAAGTATAATGGTTTAGCACCACATGTAATGACATCATTGACACACATGGCAACAAGATCTATACCAATCTTTGTCCAGTCACCAGATACTTGTGCGATATTAATCTTAGTCCCAACACCATCAGTACCAGAAACTAATACAGGTTTCTCATACCCTTCAGGTATTCTATACAGACCATTGAACCCACCAATAGTAGGTACCTTTTGTTTAAGTTCCTCTACGAAAGCATTACCTGCTTCGATGTCTACACCTGAATCTTTATAGTTCATTACGCATGTATCTCGCAACTTGATTCTGGATCCCAACAGTTAGGACACTCCAACTCTGTACCATAACTATGCAGCTTGTGAATTACCTTATCATATTTCTCTGCCAGCAATGGATCTTGTGCACTGATCATACTCCTATAGTATTCACATGCATGAACGATACGTCTAACATCTCCTTCTCTAAACTGAATCATTTATCCCTCCCAGATCATGTCTGGCATTGCTGCTGGTTGCTGTCTACCTATAGTAAACATAAGAATAAAGTATCCAACAAACCATATGATATTAAACAACCATGCTTGTCTGTAGAGATACTTTCTTATACCCATAGAGAGTATAACCTTTTTTACATCTTCTGGGTTGTCCTCACTACCTC